TACAAAATCATAAGTACCACTAGCGTTTGTACCAGGATCTGAAAGTTTTAATCCACCAAGAGTTGAATCAAATACAAGATTATTTTTAGTTCCATTAAAAGGTGTGCTGTCTGTGTCTTCTCGATCAGTTTTGACAGTTATAGAATCTAATATCTCTGGTAGTGTTACAGAAACAGAGGCTTCTGTTGTACTAAAACGTAAACCATCATCTTGAAACTTAACAAGATAAGTTCCTGGAAGTGCTGGACATATTGCCTCTGTAGAGTTTCCAGGCACAGCTTCAATAATATCTTGTGCAGCTTGGAAAGTAGCAGATCCTCCCGTCAAATTTGTATGCCTTATATAAACCCGACCTCCGTGAAGAACGTCTACAGCAGTAGCTTGTGTAAATCTTAATCTTACAAATTGATCGTTAATTGACTCGATAGTAAGATTTTGCACATTTTCTGGTACAGCAGTTTTACCTTGAGCAACAAAAACTGTTTCAGTTGAATTAGATGATATTTCTAAAGCAGCATTGAAAGAATAAACTTCAATCGTGTAACTTCCTTTTTTGCTATCTAAAATCTCAAAGTCACTACTGAATACAACCTGAGATATAAAATTAGTATCTTCAAATTTGTAATTAACTAAATATTGAGTAACTCCATCTACAGGTTGCCAATCTATAATCAATTTACTTCTAGCCATATTGTTAAGAGTTACTATTTTTTCTGTAACGGTTAGGTTGCTTGGAGGTGAAGCTGGTGCGTTTAGTGTTGATATTGTTCGTGTAGGTAAAGCAGTGCCATTTTCAATAAACGCATACTTTCCTTCTACATAAGATAAGGCTGAAATTACATAACTAATATCATCTTGTTCTTCTACTTGAATAACTCTAAATAGTTGTGTTTGTAAGTCAATACTAGATATTAAATATGGTGCATTTACATTTGGTGCAGAACTGAAAGCAGATTGAGTCGTTCCATCGGATTTAGTAACACTATTAACAGTAAAAACAGCACCAACAACATTGGAAACTGAACCTGTCTCAACTGTTCCATCAGGTAAAATTACAGCGATAGTAACAGAATTATTTAAATCAGATAGTGTAGTATCTCCAACAGCATCAATAGTTATAGTTGTTGTAGTGGCAGCAACAACTCGACCACCTCTTCTAGCTCCTGCTCTTACTGGATCGTTTATCTCAATAACAGAACCAGGTCTAACAACAATTCCTGCATCTATAGAAGTTGTAAATGTAACTGTTTCAGATTCATTTTGTTCAGCGAAGAGTATTGCACGGCCCAATCTTGCAGCCTGATTACGAGAAGTACACGCAAATGCTTTTACCTGCTTTGTAATTATTCCTAGCTTACTTTTAGCAGTGCTATCTTCTACTACCTCAAAATCAACCTCTTTTGAATCCATGTTGAAATAACTAACAGATACAACACTATGTCTCGTTTTTAGACTACTTCCTGAATAACTAAAGCCTTCTTCTCCTACATTGGCTAAATTAAATAGATAGCTTGCTGATGTTTCTTTATCTTGTGATAAAGTTATTCCTCCAGCAGACCATATTGGCATACATCTCATAGCACCAGATAATTCATTTATTGCCTCAAACGCTTCTTTAGGACTTTGAATATTTACGTTACAACTGAATCTAGCTTCTTTTGCTCCTGATCCCGTTCCATCATCGACCTCTTCGTTTGCATATTTACTAGCAGCTACAAAACTAAATAAATCTAAATTACTATCTACTATGTGATTACCTAGTCCATATCTAGTATTAGTAAGCAAGTCAAGCAAACACATGGCAGGGCAGTTTGTATAAACAGCAGCAGCCATGACACCATTAAAAATATAACCATTTGGATAACGTATTCTTCCTGTAGCTAAATCAACATTTGGAGTTCCAGCAAACGTACAATTTGATGTTGTAACGGTTTGAGAAGTGCTAGAAGTTAAAGTAAATGAATTTACATCGGGCACAGTTTGAATTACAAAAGTACCGTTTACCCCAGCACCAGAAGTTGCAGTAAATACTACTGATTCCCCAACAGATAAACCATGATTATTATTATTAACAGTTACAACAGTTGTAGATTGAGTATAGGTTGCAGAAACAACAGAAGCAGATGCTCCTGGTATTCTTACCTTTACTCCTCTAATACGATATTTTCTTGTAGGAATACGATTAAACTGCTTACTATCAAGACGTAGAGCAACATAAGCACTATCAGGATAAGTTGAAGTATTGTCTATAACTTCTTGTAAACTTGTAAATTCAAAAGCATTTATTCTTTGTGTATCCGTACTATCTGCTGTTACACGAACTACTCTTACATCTACAGTTGTAAATCCGCTTGTTAATTCTATTCTATGATCTCTAGCGTAAGCGTCAGCAGTTCTACCCTCTACGGAAGCAGTAATTTTATCTACAAATCCACCAGAATCATGCTGAACTTGAATTTTATAGTCAACTTTATCTCCGTTAATATCTCCTTCGCTTCCAAAAACCTGTATTTGAGGCCAAGTTAATGTAACAATTACAGCATCAACATCAGTGTTAGTAATTTGTCTGGTAACAGGGGAAGAAGTTGTCACAGTAACAGCAACAGCAGTAGGTGATCTGCTTTCAGCAGGAATACCACTCATAGCAGTTTGGTTTGATGTTCCAAACTTGGATTTAAAGGTTACGTCTTGAAAATTAAAATCAGTTGTTGCTGGACTAGCACTTGAAGCATTAGCATCAAGTATTGGTGTGTCATCAAGAAATACATCTTTTAAAGTTGCATTATCATAAGAAGTCGTGCCTTTTGTAAGCCCTTCTTTTGATGCACTAGCAAAACCTTCTATTTCACCCTCAGATATTAAATCTTGAATAGTAGCAAAACTTCTACTATGTAAAGTATCAGGAGCACGATATGGTGGTGGGGGTGGAGGAGGTGGTCCTCCAGATCCTTTGATGAGTTTAATTTCGTCTGTCATGCTTCTACCTGATTAGTGTCAATTGCTGCACTTATTACAACACTTCCTGTAATTATTTCACCATAAACTATTGGAACGGGAGTTCCTGCTCTTGATGTATTTTGTATTCCACTAAAATTGAAGGATAATCGTGGATCTTCTTCAGAACTAAAGTTTTGTGGTTGAGGTAATGGAAAAAGCAGTTCACTCACACCTTGTATTACTAAACCTATTCCTAAATTCATTGCAAATTTACCCATAAAAGTACCGAATTTTGACCCAAATACTAATCCCTCTTTACTAAATAACGCTCCAAAGCCTCCTCCTGCCATAATTGCTCCTCCGATTAAGAGTGCTCCTAATAAAACCTTGCCAAAACCTCTACCAGCACCAGATATGACAGGAACAAAATGAATATCTTGTTGGCCTACAGGATAAGCTAACTCATCGACACCAACATCATCGTCACCTACTTTTACCTGATAATATTTAGGACTCATATACGCTTCTAATCCTGGAAAATTATGTATTAAAAAACTAACAGCTTGAGCTACATTATTTACTTTTACATCAAACTCTTTATGTCCGACAAATTCTGCTAATTGTCCATATAGTTTTACTTTACGAAGCATAGCGATACCTCTTTCCTGTACATTTTAGCAACCATTCAGAGTAAGGTTCTCTACAAGATAGTCTATCGGTTAAATGATGAATAACATCACCTTCAAAAAATAATGCTACATCCCCATCTTCTAACTTCTCATTAGGTCTTAGCTCTCTAAAATTAGTTCTCCAAGCACAAGCCTCAAATAAAGGTTTATTATTAAATTCTTCTAATGTTGTAGGTCTTTCCCAATCTCTCAATTCAATATTTTTCTCTTCTTTGTACCAATCTCTTACTAAACTCCAGCAGTCTGTTATACCCCAAACCCATTGGCGACCCAATAAAGGTGGTTTGTATCCACATGGTTCTAAATATGCCCATTGTTCTGTTTTAGGATTAACAATATACCACGGTAAATTACTATCTTCGCAACTAATTTTATCTGCCTGACTAGGATTTGGTGGGGTGATGGGGTGGCTATGGACAACACCAACAATTTCTCCTGTATTGTCTGCCTTTACATAATCTTCTGGGTCGATAATGAAGCATTGATGATCTGTCATTGAAAGATTACGACAAGGATAGTATCTTTCTTTGCCCTTTATATTCAATAATAAACCACAAGATTCTTTAGGATCTTCTCGTTGAGCATGAAGTAGTGCTTTATATTTCCAACTCATTGAACAAACGTACCAATGGAGGGGAAGATAGAACGAGTACACTGTCTTTTTGGTATTCTAACTCCAGCTAAAT